CGCCCGGTCGGTCCGGTTCAGGGCGCCGCCGGGACGCTGTTCGTCGATCAGGAACTCGCGCAGGACCGGCCGCGCCTGATGCAGCAGCCCTTCGAAGGCGGCCCGGCCGAACTCCTGCGGGTCGTCGGTGCCCTCCGGGGCCTGCACCACGATCGAGCCGACGTCGATGCGCACGATCCGGTCGCCGCCGCCCGTGCCGCGGACACCAAGCTCGCCGCGCGCCGTGCGCGCCAGCGGCAGGATCGCCTCCGGGCCCGCCTCGCCGGCGAAACCGCGGCGGCCGCCGCCGTAACCGAACTCCGTCCGGCGGTCGATGATCCCGCCGTACCGGAACGCCGTCGGCTCGGGAGTCGACCGGATCGCCGCGATCTGCGCCGCGCCCGCGGCCGCGACCAGACCCGCAAAGATGAAGTTGGTCGGGGGCGTGTAAGCCCCCAGCGCCCTGGACACGCCCGAGGCCGTGTCAACGATCGCGCTCGACAAAGCCACCGCCTGACGCAGGCGAAAGAGCTTCCGACTCCGGTCGCCCTCGCCGGAAGCGAACCGGGCCAGAGTGCGCTCGACGCCGCCGACCGCGCCGGCGTAGTCCCGCAGCGTCGCCGCACGACGCTCGGCCCTCTCCTCCTCCGGGTCGGCGGTCTGCCGGTCGAAAAACTCGTGGTACGCGCGCTGGTTGGCGAGCTCCTGGTTCAGGCTCCGGCGCAGCCTCGTCTCGGCGGCGAGCGACTCCAGTTGCGCCTCGGACGCGGCCGGATACCGGCTCATCAGGTCCAGCAGCAGGTCGCGCTCCTCGTTCTCCCGCTCGATCGCCTCCAGCGCCTCCAGGCCGCCGGCCAGCAGGCGGGCGTTCTCGTCGCGGAGTCGAGCCAGATCGCCGGACACCGCCAGAGCGGCGTCCGCGCGCTCCGCCTCGGCGATCGCGGCGTCCCTGGCCGCCTGCGCCTCCCGCTCCGCCAGCGCGGCCAGGTCCGCGTCCCGCAGCGCCGCGGCCCTCGCGCGAGCGGACGCCCCGGCGTCGTCCAGCTCGCTCGAAAACAGATCTAGCAACTCGATCCGGCGCTCGTAGAGCCGGTTCACCCGCTCCTCCGGCGTCAGCAGGGCCTGTTGCAGCGAGGCGAACTCGCGCGCCGACCTTTCGCGCCGCTCGGCCAGCTCCCGCTCCCGCGCCGCACGCCGCTCGGCCGCCGCGTCGGCCTTCTGGTCCGCCAGGAATGCGTTGCGCGACGGAGAGCCGCCCGGCGAAGCGCGCAGATCGAGCTCGCGGATCGCCGCCCGCGCCTCGGCCTGGAATTGCCGCTCCGTCTCGTCGAGCAAAGCCTGAAAACCGCTGCGGAACCGCGCCTGGATGAATCCGCCGATCGCCTGCTCCAGCGAGCGCCGGGCGAAAGCGCCCGTTTCCGTCGCGCCGCGGCCGACGATCCGCTCGAGGTCCTCGTCCGACAGCTCGCCGATACCGCGCCCGCGCAACCGCCCGGCAGCCAGTTGCTCGGCGCGGGCCGCCAGGCCCGTCCGGCCGGCCCGCACGACGTCGCGGTCGCGGAACCCCGCCTGCACCAGGTCGAACAGCGCCTGGTTGGTCGCCAGCGCGCCGCCCGGGCCGATGGCCGCGGCGCCGCCGAACGTGAGATTCCGCAGCTCCTCGAGGGTGCGCCCGAAGCGCGCGAACAAGCCCGTTCCTTGCTCGAAACCGTCAAGCACCAGGCCCAGCTCCTGACGGATCAGGCGAAGCGACTCCGCGATGCCGAAGTTCACGTCCCGGAACCGCTCTTCGGTGGCGTCCGCCGACGCCAGCACCGCGTCGAGCAGCAGATCCGACGTCAACACGCCCTCCGACGCCAGGTCGCGGATGTTGCCGCGCGTTACTTCGAAGTCGATCTCGCCGCGCCGCCGCAGCTCCGCGAATCCGGCCACCAGGCCCTGCTGCACGCCGAGGAGGTTCTCCATCACGGATCGCAACTCGTCGCCCTGCAGCCGGCCGGACGCAATGCCCTGGGCGAACTGGACCAGGCCCGCAGCGGCCTCCCGCGCGTCCGATCCGCCGAGCCTGACCTGCTGGTTCAGCAACTCGGTCACCCGCAACAACTGCTCCTGGCTGTGACCGGTGGTCTCGGCCGCCAGCGCCAGACGGCTGTACAGCGCGGCGTTGGCGCCGATTTCCGTGTACGTCTCGCGCGAAATGCCGATCAGCCTCTGCCTGACCCCGGCCAACTCTTCCTCGCTCTCCGTCACCAGCCGCAGCCGGTTGCGCAGCTCCACGTTGGCGTCGGCGGCTCGGAACGTCGCGGCGATGGACCGGTGCAGAACGAACCCGCCGCCGGCGATGCCGAAGTAGCGGACCGCCGCGCTGTGGGCCTGAAGCAGGGACCGCCGGTGCTGCCGCACGGCGGTCGTGGCAATGCCGTAACGCCGGGCGATTTCCGCCGTCGACCGCTCGAGGCGCTCCTGGGCGCGCCGGGTCCGGCGCGCCGACTCCGACTGCTTTTCCAGCTCCTCGCGGAACCGCTGGGCGGACGCCGCGGACACCCGGAGCTTGCCGACGAAGCCCCGGTTGTCGGCCGTCAGCCGAAGCGCCAGCCGCAGGTCCCGCTCAGGCACCTGCTATGCTCCCGGCGATGTGGGTCCTGGGAGCGCTGATCGTGATGGCGGGCCTCGCCGGCGCCGCGGCTGCGGGATACGCGGCGGCGGTCGTCGTGGGGAACGCCGCCGCCGACATGCTCACGAGGCGCGACTGAGCGCGGATCAGCGGCGCCTCGCCTCGCGCCCGTGCTCCGCCAGCACCGCCCCCTCGATCATCCGCAGGCGCGCGAATACGTCGCGCCAGCGCAGCCGCTTGCCGCGCCCCCGCAAGCCGCGGCCGTCCGCCGTCGTCGAGCGGACCGCGACTCGCGCCGCGGGGTAGTCGAGCCCGGAGAGGCCCGCAACCCCGATCCGCCACTGCGTCTGCGCGGCCAGGAACGCCCTCACCGCATCCCAGTTCTCCGCCAGCACCACGCAACGGTCGTCCTCCGGCAGCTCGCCTTCGACCTCGACCCCGAGAGCCCGAGCGTCGTCCTCTAATCCGTCGTGGCCGCCGCCGGCTCGCCACCAGTAGCGGGCGACGGCTTCGAGGTTTTTCCCGGCAGGCACGCCGCCCAGCGGCCGTACGCCTCGCTGACCGCCAGGTTGAAGTGGGCGATGTCGGCCAGCAGGTCCAGGCTCTCCTCGCTGTACTGGAGCGGCGAACCGTCATGCCGCTCGATGCCCGACCATCCGGCCACCACGGCGCGCACGAAGTGCGCCTCACCCCGGACCATTGCCTCCGTCGCCGCCTGACGGCCGATCAGACGGAACGTGATCTCGCACTCCGCCACGACTCGCTCGCCGCCCGCGGACGGCACGGGGATGTCGACCGGCACTGGGTACAGCGCGTCCGGATCGGCCAGCCTGAACGTCACCGCCCCGCCCCCTACCGGACCTGAATCGCGAGCTCGTCGTTGCCGGCGGTCGGCAGCAGCGTGAACGGGATCGTCCACTGCTGGATGCCGTCGTCGTCCGAGTACGTCGGCTCGCCCAGCTGACACCGCGGCGCGTCGAGCTGGACCCGATCGCCGGAGCGGACGCCGGCGATCTGCGCGGCCTTGCTCATGACGGAGGTCGACGCGTCGTCCTTGTCGGGACCGCCGTGGACGATCTTGAGCGCGCCGGTCGTGCCGGCCCGGGCCGCGGCGAACGGATTGTAAGCGCTGAGCGCCAGAGCGTCCATCACGATCGTCCCCGAGGGCGTCCGGTCGGTGATGCACACCTCCGTGTCGCCGCCGATGATCTCGCGGTGGCGCACCTGGACGCCGAGGTCGATCTCGACCGACGACACCCGGATCGCCGACTGGCCGGCGAAACTGACCGCGGGCGTGTCCGCCTTGCTGCCCGGCCGCGGGGCCCGCCACGCCGAGAAGGCCGGCTTTGCGGGCGCGGCCGCCGAGGCCGGGTCGACCCACAGACCGGTATAGGTCCAGCGCATCCGCGGGATCTCGCCGGACGCGATCCGGAGCACCACCGTGCCGCGGCTGCCCGCCAGCGTGTGCAGCTGGCCGTCGTAGTAGCAGCGGATCGTCAGGCTCTTCTCGGCGCCGCTCCGCAGCGCCCAGTCAATTTTCGACGCGTTCTTGTCCTGGCCGTTGATCTTGCCGGCGGCGCCGGCCTTGAAACCGACCGCCTCGAGCAGCTTGCCCCACTGCGGCGCTGAGATGTCCGCGCTCCCGATGTCGTACGCGCCCGGCCCCGCGATCTCCGTCGCGAATTCGACCTGCTGGTGGGAGTTGATCGGGATCTGGGCGGCGCCGCCGTAGTACGGCCGCACCAGCTCGCGGTCGACCAGGCCGCCCGTCAGCGGCGTCAGGGACAGGCCGGTCACCTCGCGGGCCGCGGCGGGCCGGCGCCGGGCCGGGAGCGTGCGGGCGGCTCCCGCCAGATCCCGCCAGATCCCGCCAGATCCCGCCAGATCCCGCCAGATCCCGCCAGATCGCGCAACCCTTTTCTCGCACCACTTCTGGCGTTTTCTCGCGACTCTCTACTCAGCTCGTCGACGACCAGGTAGCGCAGGGTGCCCGGCTCGTTGTGCCGCCAGAGACGCTGGTCGGAGGGCCGGACCAGCAGGTAGTCGAGCATCTTGTAGCACTCCGTCTTCCCCGACCCCGTGCCGGTGGCGATGACCGTCGAGCGCCCCGCCTCCGCCGCGAGCCGCGAGAACGCCGTCCGCTGGTGCCGGTACGGCGTATAGCCGAGCGGAACTTCCGGAAACGCCTCGCCGCCCTCCGGCGCGTGCCGAAAGGGCAGCGCGACCGAGAGGTACGGCCCCTTGACCAGGTTCTCCGGCTCGGCAAGGAAGTCGTGGATGACGCCCGCCAACTCCGGGTTGGACGGGCCGAAACCGGTTGCCAGGAAGGACCGGATGGCGTCGGCGACTTCCGAGGCGACGGCGGAGGGGATCATGGGCGGCTAGGATCGGTGACCGCCACGGGCGGCCCGCGAGACCGAGGGCACTCTACGCGAGAGGCCGGAGGACAAGCCGATGCCGGTTCATCAGTTCACGTTCATCGTCGAGGGCGCCGACCTTCAGGAGGACGAGCGCCTCGACAGGATCTTCGAGGCGGGCTGCGACGACTCCACGGTGGGAAGCAGCGAGGGCATCCAGTACGTCGCCTTCGACCGCGAAGCCGAGAGCTTCGAGGATGCCGTGGCCTCGGCACGGCGGGACCTGGAGACGATAGGCGGAGTCGCGGTGGTGGAGGTGCTCAGGGACCAGGAGGCATGAGGTCCGGCGCCTCCCGCGGGAGCTCAACCTGGAACGTCGACGAGATTCGCTTCCAGCGTGTCGAGGAACCCGGGCGGATAGCGGAGGTTGCCTTCCCGAGCTCTCGTCGTGAAGCCTCTCAAGGCGCGGTCCGACAGACTCGGCCACTTGTCCGTGGCAAAGGCGGACAGTCTGCCCAACCGCTTCTCGAGCGGATACTCGGACACATCCGACACCATTCTGCGGCCATTGAGGTTCCAACCTGCGGTCGGCCAGGGCGCCTCTGGTTCGAGCGGCGTGTCCGCGCTGTCATCGTACTTGGCCGGCTCAACGAGTCGACGTCCGATCCACTGCGCTACCGGTACCGAGACCGCGTTCCCCAGGAGCCGCCAGCGCTGCTTGCCTGCATCCCTTCGCAACACCGAAGTCCAACGCGGCGGGAAGCCCTGGAGCCGCTCCACGGCCTCGATCGGCGGCGTGACGACCCGGCCGGAAGGCAGAAGGACCGCCGGTGGCGATGGTATCGCCAAGGTCGAACCTGCCTTGAGCGGCGGAATCGCATCGGCCGTCAACCCGTGGCCCACGCGGCCTTCGGTCCAGTAGAAGCTGACCGGCCTTGGTCCGACCGGCCGCGTCACGTCAAGCGTGGGCGGCTCTTTCCTCGGCGCGTCGTCAGCCAGCAGCACCTGCCGGGGGTCTCCTGCCTGGCTCGCAACGATGAACACGCGGCGGCGCCGCTGCGCAAGACCGAACGACTGGCTGTCCACTACGCGGTACGCCCACCGATAGCCCAGTGCCTCAAGTCGACTCAGAATGGTATCGATGGCCTTGCCCCGGTGGAGGTGCAGCATGAAGTAGACGTTCTCGATGACGACCCAAGGGGCCGCTCGCCGATCCAGCAAGGCGAACAGTCTCGCCACGATGGCGCTCTTTCCCCCGTAGTCGAGCCCGGTCTTGTCGCCGGCCATCGACAAGCTCTGGCACGGAAATCCGGCAGTCACGACGTCCGTGTCAGAGGGCAGATCGGACAGATCCGAGACCTCGCCATGCAGCTGCGCCTCCGGCCAATGCCGGCCGAGAACGCGGGAAGCGTGCTCGCAGTTGTCGCAGAGCAGCCTCATGCGATGGCCCGCTCGCTCAAACCCCAACTCGAAGCCGCCGATGCCGGCAAACACTCCTGATACCAGCATGACCTTCGAGTTCCCCGCGGGCTCCGTCGTAGCCTCCCTACCACCGTCGGCCGCGCCCGCTACACCGAGGCCCGCCGAGTCGGCCGGCGCTGGAAGGGCTCTTCCTGACGCCCGCGACCCGAGCCACTCACAGGCGGTCGACCAACTCCACCGGACGTGCGGAGTGTACACGCTGCCCGCGGTCGCCGGCACGATTCTCGACCAGGTCGGCTGGCGTCCCGGCTCCGATCTCTCGAAGGCCCGCCTCCTGGAACCGTCCGCCGGTACCGGCGAGTTCGTCGTGCAGGCGGCTATCCGTCTCGTGGACTCCTATCGGAAACACGGAGTCGAGCCCCGTGCGCGGCACCTTCGCGCCCGCGTCACCGCTTTCGAGCTCCACCCCGGCGCTGCCCGCGAAGCGCGCCAACGGGTTCGGGAAGCCCTTCGCAATCACGACGTGCACCACCGGACAGCCGCGGCGTGCTCCAATGCGTGGGTCCGCACCGCAGACTTCCTCTTGAGCGAAGCGCCGCCGGCACCCTACACCCATGTCGTTGGCAACCCACCCTACATCCGCTGGTCCAAGGTGCCGACACCGCTGAAGTCGCTCTACGAGCAGCGCCTCCCGGCAGAGGTGGCAAGAGGCGACCTCTTCCTCCCGTTCCTAGACCGTTCGTTCGACCTCCTCGCGCCTGACGGGAGATGCGGCTTTCTCTGCGCCGACCGTTGGCTCTACATGGCCTTCGCCGAGCGCTTCCGCGCGAAATGGCTCCCTCGCCTCAAGATCCTCTCGAACGACCCTATCCCCGCTGCCGCGGCCTTCGACCGACCGGTAGCCGCCTTATCCCACACTCCTGATCGCAGCCAAGCGGCGAACGCCCCGCCGGCAAAACCCGGCACCCCGGCATTCCGGGGGCCAGACACTTGAGGAGCTCGGCTGCACGAGCCGCGTGGGACCGGCGCTCGGCCATACGCCCGCCTTCGTCCTCGATCCCGGCGAGCTGGACGTCGAGGACGAGCTCCTCCACCCGTGGCTCGACAGCACGGAGCTGCTCGACGGCGCCATCGAGTGGAAGGGCCGACGTGTGATCTCCGTCTTCGACGGCCGGGGCCGCCTGCGCGAGATCAGAGAGTTCCCGCTCCTTGAACGACGTCTGCGGCGCTTTGAGGCGAAGCTCCGCGAGCGCTCCATCGTCAGGAACGGAGCGCCCTGGTATCGGACGATCGACCGGCTCCGCCCAGCCGATTGGCAAGCCCCAAAGCTGTTGATACCCGGCCTCGCCAGGATCCCGCGGGCCGCTGTCGACCGCTCGGGCGTCGTGCCGTCGAACGGGGTCTACGCCGTCTTCCCGCCGGAAGGCGAGACCGACGCGGTCTACGACCACCTCCGGGAAGGTCGTCTAGCCGCTGCCCTGAACGGGATCGCACCCACGCTGCGAAACGGCTACGTCCGCTGCTACAAGCACTTCCTGCTCAAGATCCGGGTCTGACGGAGACTACGCCAATGATGCGAGCATACTCCGCAGTCTCGCGACGTACTGGGCTACTCGACCTATCCGCGCTCCCTGGTGTAGCCGCACGATCCACATGTCGACACCACCAGGGAAACCATGAACCGCAGTCGCCATGGCGAGAAATAGCTCCAGAGAGTCGTGCGCTGGCACTGGGAACGCCGGATAGCTGGCCGGCAACCACTCAGGAACTCCTCTCAAGGGAAACTGGCCGCCAGCCACGAGTAGGTACCTCGTCAACTGCACGTGTGTGTAGCCATGTCGGGTGCCCTTCCTCCTTCTCTCGCACTCGAAGCGAAACGCCAAAGACTCTTCGCGTGCTCTGTTGACCAAGAGAAAGAGCGTCAGCGATCTCAGTTCTCCCGCCTCGATCGCCGGCTGGAAGAAACTCCTTTCAAAGCCCTTCCCGCCCTGGTCTCGCGGCATCGGAATGAACTTCCCTCGAAGTTCTCCCGCAAGCGTTGCCTTCACCTCCTCCTCGCCCTCTACGATTCCAGCCGCCGAGAGCCATTCACCCGCTTTGCGCTTCAAGTCGGCATTTGCTCCATCCCAGTCCTCAAGACCCTGTCTTGAGTAGATCCACATCAGGCTTCGGAGTTCGTCGTTCATCTCTCTGGAGGCGCCGGCAGAAGTTCCGCTCATACCGCAAGACGGCTTGCCGGCGTGTACCCCCGACGCGAACGATGACCGACATGACGACGACTCCACGCGCCCTCAAACTCGGTCGCGAACTCCATCGGCGGGGGCTCCGACTCCGCCGGCCTGAATCGGGAAATGTCCTCACAGAACAGCGCGTCCGCCCAGCGTGGGTGCTCCTCGAAGAAGCTTGCGTTCAACTTCTCGTGCTCCTTGAGTCGAGGCCACCAGAAGCACGGCACCTTCGTCCAGCAATCGTGCGGAAACGCGGCTTCCCGAAGATGTTCCCGGAAGCACTCGGCAATCACCTCAAGCGGGTCCGAAGAGGCCTCGACCGCAGAGTTCCAACCCTCGACTGTGGCAGCATTCTCCCCCAGGAGAAACGGCATCCTGCTCACCAGATGAGGCAGATCGACCAGCACGGCCTGCGGGCCGACCACGTCACGCCGAAACCACCTGTCCAACTCGGCAGCCACCACCCGCACGACCGCCTTGGTCGCCGTTTCCCGCATCTGCAGTTCGCCTCTTTCCAGGAGTCCAGCAAGCCTGTCGCGCTCCACGGCTATCGGCAACGAACGGCAGGACGTCTTGAAGTAGTCCAGGAACGTGACCTGCGCCAAGGCAGTCTCGTCGGCGTCGGCCGAGATCGCGCCCTTCGCCCGCCGACCCAGTCGTGCAGTCTCCTCTTCCCCGAAGCCCAGACCCTCCAGCAGGGGATCCTTAAGGTGACTCTCCACGAACTGCTCTTGGCACCGTCGCTGTGTCGGCACCGTCTTGAGCACGGGCCAGTACCATGGGAGGAAGGACTCGGTTTCAGGATCCGACCCGCCCGTCCACAGGCCTTGGATGCCTAGGTGGCCGGTGTTCAGCGCCAGGTCCGTCCTCGTTTCGTAGTCGCCTACGAGGAAGCGAAGATCAAAGTTCGTCTGAGGGTTCTTGTTCAACGACACGACATACGGAATTCGCGTGAAGGCGCGAATGTAGCCTGCCAGCGCCTCCGCTGTATGGCGGGCTCCGTGAATTCTCAGCTTGGTAAGGTTGTTATCAAGAATGACCAGGTCGATCTCCCGGCCGTCGAACACGAGAGCGCCATTCGACGAGGACGACATCTTCGGCTCATCCAAAACCGCCCGGCCGCGTTCAACGAGACCCTCGACCTCGTTCTTGAGGTCGTCCTCGAAGAGGCACTCCACCTGGACGTCAGGCTTGCTGGCCATGATCTCCTGCAGTGCTTTCTCCCCCCTGTCCCTTTCATCGTCACAGATCAAGATCTTCACTTCGAAGCTCCTTTCCAAGACAGCTCGAACGAGGTAGAAAACCCCGTCCTTGGGCGCACGAACGCGGCGCGGACCGACCTTCGCGACGCGATCAGGCGCACTAGGGCAAGGCCTAGTCCCTGACCGCCCATCGCGACCGACCGATTTCTCTCGCTGACGCGGAGCCGACGCTCGAATGGTTCGAACAGCGCCGGCGCCTCTCCGAGAGGCACGCCAAGGCCGACGCCCGTGTCGCTCACGCGAAACCACTCTTGATATCGTCCCCTGCGGCCACCGTCGAAAGCCACGGAGGGATCTTTCTGCGCATCCAGCATGGCATTCCAGGCGTTGGACAGAAGGTTTTGTAGAAGGGCGTTCCAATCGGCGAAGGAACCGACGGGGAACCGAAGATCTTCAGGCACGTCGACAGCTTCGAATGAGACGCGGGGCATGAGAGGCCGCATGGCGCGGACCACGCTCTCCACAACAGGGCCAACCCGGAGACGATCGGTTGCCTCCCTATCCTCCTCCGACACCAAAGGAGCAAAGAGCTCTTGAAGTGATCGAAAGCGGCTCTCGGCCTCCAAAAGGCTCCTGGCGATCTCCGCGAGTTCTGGAGCATCCAACCTCGCGGCAACCGCGGTCAGTCTCTCACCGAGTCGGCTCACGAGCGTGATCTCTCTCGCGAGCTCATGGTTCAGGGCCAGCGCGGTCATGCCCGCCGTCGCCAGTGGAGCCAGCAGCACGGCTCGTCGGTCGGTCTCCTCCTCGGCCCTCTTGGATGCCTTCTCCGCAGCTACTACCTCCCGCCTCACGTCTCGGAAGACAGCGCGCGGCATCGCGTCCCGGTTCCGGTCCAACACGACTACTGCACGGCGAACAGTCCGCGCCGGCGACTCCCTGGCACGCGCCTTTTCGGCACTCTGAGCGGCCAGCATGCGATAGCGACTGGCATAGAAGTCCAGCGAGAACCGAACGAGATTCCTGAGTTGCTTGAACGCTCTATTCGGAGCGAGCCGGTCTCGACCCGGCGACAGTTGAAGCGACTCACCCGGTCCCGCGTGAATGTTCTCCGCGAGGCTCCTTTCGTGATTGGTGTCGATCTCGACCGCGCCAAAAATCCTGCCTGGAGCGGGCAGATCCAACAGGTAGCGTCCCTCTACGTTCAGCCGCGCGGGAAGCAGATCGGAGACGATCAGCCGACGACCCTGATCCCTTGTCACGTTCAACCAGTCTTGCGACGCACCGTAGTACGGCAACCTGAACCCGCTGTCATAGACAGAGACGTTGCCGAACCGACGCAGGTACTCCCTGACCTCTCCGACCGCCAGCCCACCCGGCTGCCTTCCCTCCGTCTTGAAGACCAGAATCTCGAACTTCGCGCCGTCTATGGCACATGGCGAGCCGGAACTTGCGGCCGGTCCGGCGTTGATAGGCAATGACACTCTCTCGCGGAATGACCTGGAGGCATCCTGGCCCTCCGGATAGGAGGGCTTGAACTCCAGCTCGATCGTTGCCTCTCCTCCGGCCCGACCATCCCTGAGCCGTCCTCTGATCTTCGCCTTCCAATTCTGGAACAGCGCGTTCTGAAGCTTGTCGAAAGCTTCCCTCGCGCGCAGGATCTTCGGTGCGTCGATGTCGATATGAAAGTCCAAGCCCGTACGCTCCGTGCGCCGGACCTGGGGTGCCGCGAACGGCGGCCGTAACAGCCAAATCTCTTGACCTAGCTTCTCAATCGCTTCGGTGCCCCACTCGCTCCTGAGCTTCTTTAGCACGATCCGCGTGCCCGAGCTCTCGGAGGTCGGTAAGGACATGGTCCCGTCGCGCATCTGCCAGAGCACGTTGACCGTGTTCAGTTCCTCGCCTCGTCGAACGCCGGTCCAGTCGACGAATACGTAGAGATGGCGCGAAGCGTCGTTGACCGTAGCACTCTCAAGTGTCATTTCGTCGGCGAGAAACTGGACGGAAAGACGGCCGATCCCCTTCGAGCCCGTCATCGGGCGCCGATAGCCCCGCGACTCCCGTGTCACCGTTTTGTGCGTCGTACCTAGGCGCATCCAATGCGCGTGGAACTCCTGCTCGGAGATGCCATGCCCGTTGTCCCACACGATGATCTCGTCGTCGCGGAATTCGATCCGACACTCCGTTGCGTCTGCGTCGTATGAGTTCTTTAGGAGTTCTGCCAGCGCTATGTGCGAATGGCCGATCAGTTGTTCGCCCAACTCTCGCAATAGAGCCGCGTCGACGGTGAAGGTAGTCGACGAGCCAAAGAACTGGTCGCGGAGGCGGTCGGCTTGGTCATGCAGACGAATCAGTTCCCGCAAGCGAGAAGCAGGCCACAAGTCGATGATTAGCTTGCGTCCGCGAGCGAGAGCTTCCGCTTGTCGATCATGCTTCCAGGATTCGAGCTTCTCTTGACCGCTCCGCCCGCGCGGCACGGCCGGCTCGGTCGGATCGAATGGGAAGCAAAGTACGAACTCCGTGAGGTTCGGGTGTACTTCCAGGGCCGTCGACAGAGACTCGCTCGCTTGTCGAATCAAGGGATTCAGGTCGAAGACGTACGGCGCCTGCCAGGCTCGGCGCCCGGAGGCCGACTCAAGGTAGAACTCGCTGGCTCCATCGCCCCGGCTTCTCGACGGCCGGACGAGCGAGACACCAGCGGAGAGACCGGCGAGTTGACGGCAGAGCTCCTCGAAGGCCTCCCGCTGGCCCCCAAGGCGGGGGAGGATCTGCCGAAAGGAGATCTCGCTACCGGTTTCTGTGGCGTTCACTGTGTTCGATGTCCAAGCATCCGACGCTTAGTGTGCCACGAGTCGCGACGACGGCTTCCCCACCCACTCACGCCGGTCACATCAACCGCGAAGGCGCTGGTCGAGCTCCGCCCACGCCGTCGCGTAGTCTGCCTCGCGGTCGCAACGGTCGAATGGGGCATGGTACTCAATGGTCCGGTCGACGGGGCCGCCAGGGAGAGTGTCGTCGGTGATACGGCGCGTGACCACGCCCCCGTGCTGCAGGTCGCGGACATCCTCCCAGCCGAGGGCGATGTCGTCCTGAGCGCTGTCCGGCGTGCGCAGCCCGTAGGCGGTGTCGCCCTTGCGGGCCTTTCGGGGCAAGCCCACGCCGGGGAGGCCCTTGGAGACCGTGAAGACGATGCGGCCGTTCCGGTCGTACCAGGTGTCGGCCTCGTACTGGCGCATGACCGGGAACTGGACCCGGTAGATGGTCAGGAGCTCCTCCAGGGTCAGGTCGAGGGCTGTCGCGGCGAGGACGTCAATCTCGACGAGGGCTTGCCGGCGGGCGTAGTCGGTCCGCAGAGCTACGTCCCAGCGCCAGTCCGGCGGGAGTTGGGCGAAGTCCTGGGGCAGCCGGGAGTCCTGTTTCGCCCAGGCGTCCGCGCGGAAGGCGTCAATGGCCGGAACGCGGTCGCCCGACGGGCGGCTCTTCGACGTGAAGCTGGCTCCGCCACCAACTGCCCGGCTTGGGCCGCGTGCTGAGTTTCCCGCGCAGATCTCGAACCACAGGTCTGCGTAGTGCGTGGTCAGGCAACAGAGACGCAGTGCTCTGACTCGGAGGGCGTCCCGAATGCGCGGGTCGCAGGTGTCGTCGAGGATCGGAAGGCGGCTTAGCCAGGACAGATTGACTTCCCCAGTGCCCGTGCTCTTGATGAAGAAGTCGAAGACCACTGAACTGGCCAGGGCAGAGAGATCCACGCAACTCGCGGCACGCCGGAAAGCGGTTGCTACGTTCGTGTGAATGAGCGCCACCTCTCTCGGGACTACGGCGCAGATCAGGGAACGCTCGGACGCAGGGCCTGTCATCCTCCGGTTGATGAGCCGGTAGTAGTCGGTCACCTTCTTCGGAAGTTCTTCGCCTGCGTCCCGCCAAGTCACACGTGGCGTGCGGCCTTCATACTCGGCCCGGTCGCAGGCCGGAACGTAGTTCGTCCTCGGCAGGTAGTCGTCCGGCAGTGTCGTCAGGTCCAGAACGTCGTAGTGGGCCTTCTCCGTGCAGATTCGCCGGGGCGTCTTGCTGAGCGGCGTGCCGACGAAGAAGTGCGGTCCGGACAAGACCAATCCGGACGCCCGGTCCGGGTAGCGGGTCTCACGCCGGGTGGTCCCGTCGTCTTGGGCACCCTTCTCCTCCCAATGCCGAGGCGCACACCACGCTCCTTTCAGATCGTCGAGGACCACCGGATGCGCAGAGAACCTCGCAAGCACTGGCATCAGCCCAGTGGCATGGAGAGCCGGCAACCGCGCTCTGACGGCCGGCGTTCCTGGCTCGTCGTACAGCTTGGCGAAGACCTCAAGCGCCTCCTGGTCGACACGAACGATTCGGCCGCTGTGGCCGGCTGTGGCCCAGCGGTTCTCGTCGTCCTTGATGCCGGGAACGGCGCCGCTTCCGTCGTGCTCGAAACACGCGTCGACCGTCCTTGGCGCGAACAGGTTGGCGAGGTGGGCGAAACCCGGCTTCCGGCGCGGCCTGCCGTGCACGTTGACGCTGAACAGAGCCCGGTCGGGAATCGGAAACAACATGAGCGAGTTCTGGAACTGAAAGTGCGCCCGCAGCCTGGGGTAGAGCGCCTCCCGAAGCGGCCCGCCCTTCGGGTCGTCTCGTCGTAGACGCCCTCGGGATGCAGGTAGCCGACGACTCCGTCCGGGTACACGACCATCCACGCTTGCGGCAGGAAGCACTTGAAGAGGTTCGTCTGCTGGCCGGCGAGCAAAGGGTAGTTCTGAGGGGCGTTCAGGAAGGACTGCGTGGCCTCGGCCTGTTCGACCTCCGCGAGCCAAGCCGCCCGGATGTTCGTGCCGCGTCCTGAGCGAGCGGCGGCGGACGGGTCGTCCATGTCCGACCGCGCGCCTTCAACCGGTGCAGGAACGCTTCCGAGATCGGATGAGGGCAGGGGTTCCGCGCGTCGCTCTCTGCTCTCATGAGCGGAGCGATCGCGCGGCGGATCTAGCCCGGAATCGCCCCGCGATCGTCCTGCCACCGGTCTCGCACTGGCCAGCAGCTCGCTTCGCAGCGCCGCGACCCGGGTCGCGGAGTAGCCGCGCAGCGCGAGCAGCGGGTAGTAGTCCCCCAGAACGCCCGCCTCCTTCCACTCCACCTTGACCCACGGCGGATTCCCCACGACCAGATCGAATCCACGCCGGACCTGCCCATCAGGTCCCTCCCCGTAGAAGATGTCGGCAAACGCCAGCTCCCAATGGTGGAACCGATGACGCGACGCCAGATCGTCCACGAACTTGAGCCGCGGAAACTGCTCGAACAGCTTGTCCAGATCGAGCATCCCGATCTCGTTCGCGATCCGCTTGGCGATCTCGTCGGCATGCTCCGCGTACTCCTCGCCGAACAAGTCGGCGGCCTGGTTCGGACCGATGCCGGGCTCGTACACGGAGCCGGTGAGCACGAGCGAGATCTCGTTGAGGAACTCGTCTCGGTCCGGCAGTTGATCCGCCTTCTCGATGGGCCAGAACCAGAGGGCACACCAGTAGTCCATCACCAGTTTCAGACGGCGGTACGGGCTGGCGGTGCGCCCGCTCTCGCTGAGGATGCCCTGGGCGCGGATGCGGTCCTTCCAGGCGTTCGCCGTGCAGCGCTCGCGCCCGGCGGCCGGCTGGCCCCACACGGGCAGAGTGTCTTCGGTCTTCCGGTGATCGTGGGCGAGTTGCTCGGCGTGAAGGGCCCAGAGTTCGTCCACCCGGTCGGAGAGCCTCTCGATTTCGGCGATCTGCTCGGCGTCGAACGCCCGAACGAAGTCCCTGCGCCAGTTCTTGATGCGCTCGAAGCTCTCGGGCGCCAGTTCCTTCGCCGCCTTGTTGCGGTAGTTCGCCATGCCGGGATCGGGGACGAGGAAGTGGTACACGGCGCCGGGCGGCCGCCGCGGCGCATGGGTCAGCGGCTCGACCCGCTCCGGCGGCTCGTTGAACCACAGGTCGGCCTTCCGTTTCTGCCGGCACAGCCGCGCCGAGGGGAACACCTGCCGCCTCGCGCCCACGAGCGAGTTGCCGCACAGTAGTTGGTAGCCGAACCAGGGCACATGGCCGTCCCCGTGGATGCAGTTCAGCCACAGTGAGACCTCGGCCAATTCCAGCGCGACGGGATTCAAGTCCACGCCGTAGACGTTGCGGTCCGCGATGTAGTGCCGGACCTTCTGGAGCTCGTCGGCGTACTCGTCGTGCGGGATGCGCCGACCCAGTTCGGCCTGCTTGCGGTCGAGGTACTTCTCGGCGAGCTGGTTGACGGCCTCGTTCAGGAACGCCGCCGAGCCCATCGCCGGCTCGCAGACGGTGAGCTCCAGGATGCGGTCGGCCGGCATGTCGTCCGTGATGAGCTCCTTGAGCGAGTGTCACCTCGTACAGATCCTCTTCGGCGAAGAAGCCGCGGTATGAGAGCAGCGCCTCGTAGACCGCGCCCAACTGGTTGATGCCAAGCCGGGCGTACGAGATGCGCCCGCGGCGGCCGCGGCGGCCCTTGGCCGGGCGGCTGAGGGACATCAGCCTGAGCACCTTCTGGAGCACGCGGTTGCGCAGCTTCACGCGGTCGAGGAGCGGTGTGGCGTCGTCCCGGAACAGCCGGCTGTCAAGGGCCCTCATCCGGAAGCCGTGGCTGCGCCTGCCGCCGAGCACGAACTGGCTGCCCTCGTCGCCGAAGCCGTCGCGAACGAGCCGGAACAGCACCTGGACGCTGTGGTGCAGGTAGTACCCGTCGAGCGACTCCTCGGTGGTCAGGCGAACCAGTTCCAGATCCCGCAGCCGTTCCAGGCTGTAGCCCTTCCGGTACGCCTCGGCGTCGATCGGCGCGTAACCGAGATCCGGCCTCGCTTCGATGTAGAAGAGGAAGAGCAGCCGGTACATGTAGCGCAGGCACTCCAGGCCGAGTTCGCCGGCGAGCTGGTCGTCGAGGTCAAAGACCCGGTCCCTGCTGACTTCGCGCAGGTACCGAATCGCCTCGTTGCCGATCAGCTCGATGGACTCCCGAAGCGCGTACTTCAGGTCCTCGGAGACGGCGAAGGCATGCTTGTGGCTGTTCTCGTCCAAGCTGTCGAGGAGGCTTCCGCCCTGTTCGGGGACGAGGCATTCGCGGTGCAGAAGGGCAGCGGCGGCCTTGAGCGTGTCGCCATCGCGGCGGCCGAGAATCTCGTCCAGATCGAAGCGCAGCAGGCGGTTGTGGGTCCACTTTCCGCGTTCGATCAGGAGGATCTGACTCGCGGAGAGGAGCACTACCCAGCGAGGCGGTTGTTGTTGACCGAAGATGCGGCGAGTGACGATGTCGCTCCAAGTCTCCCTGAGCAGCGCCTCCGGCGGCGGCGCCTCGCCGTGGTACTGGGCGCGGTGCGGCTTGAGGGTGAGCGGGTCTTCGTCTTCTCCCACGGCGTCGTAGGCGCCGAGCACCAGCAGGTTGACCGCGCCGTGCTGGCGCGCGGCGTGAAGCACCGGCACTTCGTCGCCGTCGTCGAGGACGTGGTTTCGCGCCTTGTACTCGTAGCCCAGGGCCGCGAGAAGCTGGCGAAACCACGCACGCTGATCTTCGACGCGGGCCTCCTGC